TGTAAGGTATCGTGATGCTTTGTTGTTTCATACTTCATTTCCCCAAACATCCCAGCCTGGAGTTTTTTGTCTAGCAAATAATTCTATTCTTGGTAAATCACCACACAGCTCCACTATGCGATCTCTAACACAATCTGGTTTTCGTGAGTGTTCTCTAATTTGATTTACCACTAAATTAGGAATTTTTTTTGATAATCTTTTAGGTTTTCCTTTTCTTGCAATTAAGCAAATTTCTGGATTTGCTCTAGTCCAATAACCTAATCCAAAAAAATATTTATTATTTTTTGTTGTCTTAACCCAAGTAAAACCAACAGTTGAAAATTCAAAACCCCAAGATTTTATTACATCAAAACAAATTTGTAATGTTGGATAAGTTACCCATAAAAATAAAATACAATCATTATTACTAATTGATTTTATAGGTAAATTTTTAATCCAATTCAAATCTTGACATTCATAATGCTGTGATGGAGACTTTTTACCACTTTTATTAACATTCCAACCTATAAATTTCCAAGGTGGATCAGCATAAATAATATTATATTTTTTGTCTGGTAAAGAAGTCATTGGCTGTTCGTGTGGCTGTTGATGTTGGGATATATATACTACGCAATAGCCAGGCGTTTTTGGGGGGTGGGGGGTCGCTAGTCTGCAAAAAAACAAGTAACTACGCAGCGATAAATATTTTTTTTTACCTGGCAGCGGAGCCATGCGGTCTACACAACCGCTACGAAACCCAGATAACAAAAGAAAAAAAACTATTTGTGACATGGTATGTGACACAGCTGTCGTCGAACCTCATGTCGTGTGCGTGGATAACTTTTTCTTCTGTGTTAATATTGGATCATTCTCCCATCCAATCTTATACTGAACATCACCCTTGTGTTCGTTAATAACTTTATCATTGTAGTTTGGTATGAGCTTTGATGCTTCCCACCTAGCATGAGTTACCAGATTGTTTATCAATGTAACTTCCTGGTGTGTAACATTAGCTTTGTTACGAAGCTCCAACATCATATCAGTTGCAATGTCTAACTTTGTTTGTGATCCATTAGTCCTGGCACTAGATATCTTTGCGTTTAAGTCTTCATCCTTTGCCATCAACTTGTAAAGCGTACTCAGTGATGGAAAGCCAGGCTGACTACAAATCTTTGTTAGTGTCATACCCATCATCAGGTTTACTAAAATATCTTCTTTCACAGAGTTGTCTAAGTTCTTCATCGCTCCAGCTTTTGTACTGCCTGAGATTTTTGAGAGCTTTGACTTTACCTTCGATTGTTTTTTGTCCTGAACTAAGTCCGCCATGTAAATAACATCTTCCGTTTGCTAGTGCTTTCGCTTGACATGGTTGACCATCATACTTGCGTGCAGCACCACAAGGAATTTTCCTACTGGGTCTTCCTACCATGTTTTGATTTTAGAGCGAGATATTCGATCTTAATAAATTTTATATACAAAATTGTAGTTTCTGTCTAATCTTTTTATCAGTGTTTAACACCAGGGTCATACGGTACAAATCATCTCTCAGATACTTAGCCAGGGTTGAGCGGTGCTTACCAAACATATACTCCAGCTTCTTCCAGGGATATTTCCTGGCTCTCATCCAAACCAGCTTTCGTCTGTCTTCCACCTGAATTACACCCATCAAAGCCATCACCAAATCAAGCCTAGACAACTGTTTACCAGACGGTGGTGGCAGCTTTATCTTTGCTTTCTCCCAGCCATAAGCATGCCAATCAGTAGGAATATCAACCCATGCAGCCTTATATGCTTTTGGCTTTACTGGTGGTAAACGCCTGGCAGTTCTAATACTTTCCTCAAACCAAACCCACAAATCCTTAGATGTAACTTCAATAACAGTTCTTTGTAAGTTCTTTACTTGCCGCATAACAACCTGGCATAATCAATAGCCTTATCTCTAGTTTCGCTATTCTCTAAAGTCTTTAACCATTCAGAATAATTATCAGCTGATAGTCTGGTGACCATCATCTTACGATACTTCCTATCCATGTTCTGCTGATAGGTGTAACCACTGTCAACAACATTTCTATATGCTAAACTTTTTTGCTTGGCTATGTTTTTAACAAGACCATCTATGTTAATGTTACTAGTTAAAGAAGTAGGTTTAGATGGAGGTGACAACTGTGTCGTAGTACCCATGACAGCCTTGTCATCTATGGGTGACGGCTGTGTCGTAGTTTTACCTATGTCTTCGAGCTTCCAGGTCACATTAGGCTTGTAAAAGTTTTTACCTTTGTTTGACATCTTTTCTATTACCCCATACTCGTGAAATTTTTTTGTTGACCGTTGTACTTGTCTATACGACAGTCCTGTCATAGCTACAACACGCCTATTCGTGGGAAATACCTTTTTTATTTTTGCGTTGTAGTGGTCTAGCAGAGCAAACGCAACCATCTTGTCAGCCTCCGTAAAACGGCTGCAAAAGACTATTTCTTTGTAGAGCTTCCATTTATCAAGCACTCTCTTTTAACTGCCTCCACAACATCTTCTTTGTATCCATTCCATAACATTTTATTTTCTTCAACGATGCGTTGATATCTTGCAGCTAAGTCTTTGTAAGGTAATAAATAATAAATATCGTCAGTTGCGTGTTCCACGATATACCTCAAAGAAGTAATCGCAGCAGCCCATTGTTTTGGGAACCTTATCTATTAGTGAACTAAGATAGAGTAGATAAGCACTATGAAATTCTGCTGCGATCAGATTATTCATCTACTATTTTTTATCTTTTATTAGTTTTATTGTATAGTGCGAACAAACAGTAAAACTTTAGGTATAATGTATACCAGGGCATATTATGTGGAAAAAAATATCCACACAAAATTTTATATATGTTCACTAAACTTTTTAAAAAAATATTGTGTTTGATTCTTTTTCAGTGTTCAATTAAATGACCAAGTAATATTATAACAATGTGTATCGCAGCTACAAAAATTATTTTTTATCTTTCATTAAGAAAACTATGGGAATGGTTTGGTCAATCTGTTGAGCCGCCATCGAGTAAAATGACTGACAATATTCCTGATTATTTTCTATCCAGGGGAATAAACCATTTCTCTCCATCACAAGCATCATTGCCTCTGGATCAATGGGTTTTTAAATACCTTTACTACACACAAGACGACAGAAAAAAACTAAAAACAAATGCAAAAATGCACGCTGGTAATCAAGCTGGTATCGCAGCTCAAAACATCCTGGAGCGTAGTAATCAAGTACAAAAACTAAAATTATTTGTAACTGAAGACCAAAAAGAAAAAGAACAACACGAGCAAAATGTGCAAAGTTTTGCCAACACTTTAGTAAACATAACAAAGGCTTTCAAAGAAATTGGAGTAGTCGATGATGTCGATAAACAGTACGAAAACTATGTTTCTGGCGAGTTCCAGGGCATAGTTATACCAGTCATAGGTAGAACTGATGTCGAGTCAAAAAGATTTTTAATTGAGTTAAAAACAAAATGGAGAACCAGGGGTGGTCTTAAAAAAGATGGCACCAGATCTTTTACAAAGTCAAAGGTTCCTGACAAGCCAGA